GTACTGTCATCCGATGTTAGTCTCGGAAGGACCCCATATATGGGGCTCTTCACCAGCGAGCAACTCGCTTGGCGAACGTGTAGATACTGTGTCTCTCGACGCAAGTCGTGCCGGGGGTTATCCCCGGAGTACGACTTCCTCCGCATTCCCACCAATCGGTGGGGTTTGCGTACAGGTCATATATGCCTGTTAAGGCCGCGACCTCGGGATTGGTTTCCACCACTCTCGGGGTTTCGCGGAATGTGTCGAATCGGCATCCTTCATACCCTCTACGCCTTTCATGGCGAGGAAGGTGGGTCGTGTCCCACGGCCCAAGAAGGTGGCCATCACCGTAACCAGGAGGTCCAAACAACTGAAGATCCCTCGGAATGAAGGACTTGGCGATAGCGCAGAGGCCAGAATAGCCTCTCCACCACGCCCAGTTGTGAAACACTGCTAGCCATTGAGGTGACAGCCGCGTCTTTTTAAAGATCGGCCTCACAGTGTCGCCGTCTAGCCAGTCAGCACCGCAGCTCTCCCTAAACTTCCCTGTCCAGAACGATTTCTCCCGATTAAGGTTGAAACCGCACCAGGTAAGGGTTGCCATTAGAAGATCTACGGCTTTCACGGGGACGATAATATCATCTCCATAAACGCTAACCAGATCCTGATCTTCACCGCTGAGTTGAGTACACGCCGAACTAAGAGCCCAAAAAATCAGGCTCTCCAGTTCGAACGTGTACCCGTTACCCATCGAGCTAAATTTCTCTAGCTCGTATTCACGGCCGCCATAATTCATATGGCCGGTACGGAAGGAAGCGAGTAGGTCTACCCACTCCTCCGGTAAGAGATCAAACACGACCGAAAATGCAAGCGTGTCGCTTGCTGACGATAGGTCGATGGTGGCAAGATTGCCGGTCATCGACGCACTCCAGGCCAAGGTTTGATTCCTGGTCTGATCGCCTAGGTCTTGTTTAGCACGGACGCGAAGCCTCTCTTTGAGGTACTTCCCGATGCCTAGCTGCATGAATCCGTTTAGTAACGGCTCCACGCAGATCGGACGATGGGTTTTCGCGTTCTTTTCGACGAAAATCAGCTTAGCCGTATCAACTACTACATTAAAGGAGGATTTTTCAGTTCCCCAGTGCGGTAACTCACTAAAGAGCTGTCTGCCAGATTTCTGGCGGACCCACAATGGGAACTCCTTCAATACCTCGTCAATGACGGGTAGCATCTCTTCGCTACACACGATAGGAGCATCGAGCTTGTTCTCGAAACAAGCGTCGGCTCGTTTAATCGACGTGGAAGCCCCGGGCCCAAAATGGAACCTGAGACTGTCGAGCGTAGGGACTTTCCCGAGAACGTACCTGATTTTACGACGCGCTAGCGAGATTGCCATCGCGACGCCCCCGTAGGGACAGGTTTGTCCGAAGTACTCATTTACTCTCCCGCACTGCAGTTCGGCGGCTATTGCCGCCTCCACAGCTGCCTTCAACGGATTGAATCCAAGGTCCAAGTCACTGTTTTTTGAATACAGCGCCTGGATCAAGGTGGAACCTCGGTAGTCAGTCAAGTCTAGGTCCTTAGGGACCTTCAACTCAACGATCTTCCGAAACTCACCGGCATGGACCAACTCGGACATGTAGTCCGAGTATACTCCGTGGCTTCGCAGCTCTGCAGCAACGAGGGAACAGAAGGCACTATCTGCCTCCTTCGTCAAAGGATAGATCCATCTATCCCATTGTTTTGTCTTTTTCATAAGGAATCATAACCTCACATAAAAGTTGACTAATCAGCTGTCGATTGAACGACTTCGGGAGCGGACTAAACCGGCTCCTCGCCGTACACCATGAACCGAGTGACGATCGCGGCACTGTTTTTGACAGTATCCGCGGCCACCGTCTGGTCGATTGTGCCTGTCGCCGTGACGCTTGAAGCGCCCTGGTGGAGGCCCAGCATCAGTTTGAGCGAGTTGGCCATCGAGGCCGCTGTTGCTCTCTGATGCTGAATCGTTGACAGGGTGTAAGGGGTCTTGAAGGCCACTTTCTGTGGCGCGACATACCCCGCTGACGTTCCCGCAGTACCAAGGGTCTCCATTTCGGGGACCACAAGCTTGGTAACCCGCCTCCAATTTCCATCCGGCAACTGTTCGTTGACCAGGAGTTCAAAAGTGAGCTGACCGTCAATCGGTACCCCAGCAATCTGGGTGCGCCAAAGAGGACGGTCACCTTTTACAGGGTAAAAGGTGTGCTCAGTGAGGGGGTTCGAGTCATCCTTTACAAGGATGTTGGTAATGGTTGACATTACGTGAATCTCCAATGATAGGTTGGTTTGCGTGACTAAATTCCCCAAATGGAGGCTCTAGCCACAGTTCTTTAAAAGGCCGCAGTACTGACTGCATTTAAAAGTCGTCAAAGTTGACATCAGGCACGTAGTCGTCGACTCCGTCCCGTCCTCCACTTTGCTTCCTCACCACTTTATCAAAGACCTGGTAAGCTAACGCTATTGCATTCATGACACGCCTACCCTGGACTGCTCCCTGAACGCGAACGTTCGGGAGCGGGACCTTAGGTGGTGTCACAGTAGTAGAACGCTCTAGGTTAAAGGCTTCTCCCTCGGACGTTGGGTTAGGAGCGGCTGGGGTTGTAACCCCAAACCGTTCGGTTCCCACCGATGCCCACGTATATCTTATCGATGACGTGCGGCACCAGCGTCCTTTCATGAAGGGTATCTGCCCAATGAGGTTCAGGTAGGTACCGATCGGAATAAACCAATCGATAACGAACGACCAGGGGAGTCTCTCCCACAGAATCGTCGCCGGGTTTGCTAAACCCAACTGCCTTGCGAAACCCATCTCTTCATACATTTCAAAGAGATAGCTCCTGCGGACCTCAAGAACAGCCTTCAAGTTCGGGCAGTAATTTGTACTGAACGAAAACGAAGACTGTTTACGTCGTCCCGCACGGGTGCGGGATGTCCTGGGACCATTTGAGATTTCTTCGAAAGCCTTAGCGGCTTCAAAGCAGTCCTTTATGGTCGGCTCCCAGGCGTAACGCATCTCAAGGAATCGGGCCGGTATATCGGAAATTCGCAATTTCTCGACCCGGTCATACCGGGGCGGCCCAGCTCCAAACCTACGGGCGAATTGAGCAAAGCGACCTCTGCTCAGATCTATCGCACCATAGGCCAGGGTTTTAAGTGTACCTGCAACGGTACCGGCTAGCTTGTCAGTTTCAGCTAAGGAGACACCAAGATCGATGTCATGACCCTTAACCTTCCTTAACAACTTCGAAAGAAGTGCCAACTCCTCTCTCGCAGTCCAATTTGCATTGAACTGACCAGTCGGGAATACAGGGGAAATCTCCCCTGCACCATTAAGTCCCCCATATATATTCTGCCAAGTGTGATTAGTCCGCTTGACATACAGATGGGTCGAAGGATCTATGTAACCAACCTCGTTTGGCTGGCTACTATGAAACCTCCGACTTGCCATTACATATGGATTCCACTTCGGATAGGACGAGTAACGAGTAGGAACAACCCACCCGTCACCTCCGTCCCACGCTTTCGCGTAGTGGATTTTGGTCTGGTTAGACCACGGTCCCGTTGTGATAGACCCGGTTGTCACTGGTATCTCCTCTAAAGCTCGCCGAACATGGCCCAACGCTTCATTACGAAGCTCGGATTCATGTTCTTCTCCACCACCGAGCGCCAGTCGACGCACCCGTCCTCATTACGAAGAGCGAGTACATCATTAACGCCTAAAGGCAGGGGGAATACGAACTCCAGCATCGACAGTGGGTATGACTCCCACGATAAAGTCTCCTCACGCGGAATCGTGCGGCCCTCCTCAGGGTCAACACAAATCCACGTGTTCGGAAGCTTTACCCAAACACAGCTCTCAGGGAGAACAGGCTTGTAACCGGAAAGGGTGGTACACCCCCCCAGTAAGCCTGCGCCCGTGAGTAGAAGCCACACCAGCTCGCGCTGGCTTCCGTAAGGAAGTAAATCGAACTTAAGGTTCAAAGTGTGACTCCTTCTTGTAGCTGATATGACGATTGACAGATACGATCCACCTAGAAATAGGTGTGCCAGGTAACCAATCCTGACGGCCGCCCTTAC